GCGGCAAGCCTACCACCCGACTGAGATAAATGTCTACAGTCTAGAGACATATAACTACCTACTGGAACAGGGTGTAGCACCTGAGCAAGCACGTATGGTGTTGCCACAATCTATGATGACAGAATGGTACTGGTCAGGTACGCTGTATGCTTTCGCTAAGATGTGTGGACTACGCTTAAAGGAAGACACCCAGGCTGAGACACGTATCGTAGCTGAGAAGATAGAAGATGTAATGGCTAAACTATATCCCGTATCATGGGAAGCATTAAGGATGTATGAAGAATGACAACAGGAATGATTGGAGTAGAACAAGTTGAGGAACACGAGGATGGCAGTGCCACCTATCAGTTTCACTTGGATAACGACTGTGCTAAGTTGCTACAGGAAGAAGGGCTGAAACTAGTACTATACTGTGCAGCAGCCAAGCTTGATCTTCAGATAGTGTATGACTTTATTGAGGATCACATCAAGTACCAGAAAGATGAACTAACAGAGTATGAGTTTGGACCAAACGATGACGAAGCTACCTGAAGGACGTAAGCCTTTACCCAAAGAATGGTTCGTTGATAGGGCTAAGAACTGGAGCGATAAACCTAAAGAGAAGAAGTGGAAGACATGCGTAAGCTGTGGTAGCCCAGCGCAAGATGACTTCTGTAGTTTCTGCTTAGAGGAAGAATGATGTATACTGTAGAGTTTGAACCTGACGCAGCTATCATTAAGTCACTAGATGAATCGAACACGTGTGAAGACATAGAGATTATCATAGCTGATGATGGGATAGTATTCCTTCGCCAGTTTGTAGAAGAGTTAAACAGACACGAGATTATATCAATTACATATCAGCAGCTACTAGACATTATGGCTGCACTTAAATCACCTGAAGGAGCATTCTATGCGAGATTCCAGCCCACCAAAAACAGCAATACTTGATCAGCGAGTACCGCTTGGTATGGTATTTGTTAAGCTAAGTGTAGATGAAGTACTAGAAGCGTGTGATATTTATATCAATAATAAAAAGTTTGACAGTGATCTTGACGCAGTGTATGACGGTAGTCATATAGAAAGCTGGGACTACTGGTCACAAGGAGATGTGTAATGACTTCAGTTAAAGAACTACAAGAAGAACTAAAAGAATGGGAAGCTAAGTTACAGCACCCGAAGCTAGAAGCTTATGAGCGTAAGTTGATACAGTGTGAGATCGCATACTTACAGAAGGAAATACAGGATAGGCAGTACACGAAGAAGAAAGAGTACGCCTAGCCACAGTCTTAGAGGAGACACGACATGATGGAACTAGCACTGATCCGTACATTGATGGATAAAGAGTTCTATGATAATCACAAGGGTATCCGTTGCCCTGATAAGATATTCACTAAAGATGTACGTAAGATCAAGCAGACACTAGACTATGCTATGGATACGTATGAGAAGACGCTTAGCCCTACTGAACTAGAGGCTCTCTTCTACGCTGGCAACAACAGCATGACTACCGCTAACAAGGAAGCGTATCGTGATCTGTTCCACAAGATTGCTAAAGAGAATCCACTTAACAATGAGATAGCTACAGATGTATTGTCTAAGTTATTCCAACAAGTAGTCGGTGAAGAGATTGCTAACCTTGGCTTTGAATATGTTAACGGTAGCAAGAACAGTCTAGAACCTTTGCGTAACTTATTGCGTGATTATCAAGATGACTTCATGCCTAACCTCAAGATTGAATGGGATGACATGGACATGCAGACATTGCTTGAAGCTAACGACATACAATCACAATGGAAGTGGAACATACCATCCCTACGCCGTAAGGTAGAAGGTATCAGTGGTGGTCACTTAGTTGTTGTAGGTGCACGTCCTAACACAGGTAAGACTAGCTTCCACGCTAGCACTATCGCTGCACCAGATGGCTTTGCCCACCAAGGTGCTAAGTGTATGATCCTCTGTAATGAGGAAAGCTATGAGCGTGTAGGTGCAAGATACCTTAGTGCTGCTACCAGTATGAGCATGGAAGAAGTCAAGGCTAACATGGCTGTGGCTGCTATGCGTTACGAACCTGTACGTAAGAACATTTTTGTAAAGGACAGTACAGGTAAGGACATGTCATGGGTAGAGGCAGTCATCAAAGCATACGAGCCTGACATTGTAGTACTAGACATGGGTGACAAGTTCGCTAACAAGACAAGCGATAAGTCAGATGTGTATCTCAAGGAAGCAGCTATCCATGCACGTAACATTGCTAAGCAATACGGTTGCGCTATCATATGGATGTCACAACTATCTGCTGTAGCTGAAGGTATGGTACGTGTTGATCAATCAATGCTAGAAGGATCGAAGACAGGCAAGGCAGCAGAGGCTGACCTGATGGTACTGATCAGTAAGAATAAACTTGTTGAAGGACAGGATGATGAAGAAAGTAATCAACGTCACCTCAACATTGCTAAGAACAAACTCAAGGGTGGATGGCACGGTGTAGTACATTGTGAACTAGACGGTGAGCGGAGTCAGTACCTTGCGTAATGTATTAGATGTAGAGAACACAACAACGAAACGTGATGGCAAAACTATCATGGACCCGTTTGAACCAGGTAATACATTGACACAAGTAGGTGTGCTTGATGTAGACAACTGGAAGAACGAGAACATCATTACGCTTGACCACGTGGAGTACAAAGATAACAGTGGTGCAGGTAGAAAAACCTTGCAGTCTATCTTAGATATGACAACCCTGTTGATTATGCACAATGCACAGCACGATCTCATGTGGCTATGGGAATGTGGGTATAAGTATGACGGTCCTATTTATGACACGATGTTAGCAGAATATTTGCTTATGCGTGGGCAGAAGATACCTGTAGGCTTAGAGGCATGTGCTGAACGCAGACAGCTAGAGTTCCAGAAGGATGACACGCTGAAGCGTTACTTCAAGGAAGGATACAACACAAATGAAATACCTCTCAACGAGCTTAGTTTTTATCTCAGGCATGATCTGCTCACAACTCGTGAGTTGTTCCTCAGTCAAGAACACGACTACGCCCAACCAGAATCCGCTTCCCTTCATCCAGTTAGAGAAGTCACCTTCAACACCTGTAAAACCCTCACAAGAATGTACATGTCAGGATTCTGTGTGGATGACAACGCCCTTAAGGTAGTACGCAATGAGTTTCAAAAAGAAAAAGCACAGATCGAAGAACGTCTTCAGCAACAAGTCAGGGAACTCATGGGCGATACGCCTATCAATCTCAACTCTCCAGAGCAAATGTCCCAAGTTGTATTCTCAGTTGCGGTCAATAACAAAAAAGAATGGTCTGCGCTCTTCGACTATGTGGAAACACAAGAAGAGTTTAAAGCAGCGGTTAAGGCTAACTCGACTCCGATACTCCGTACCAAGGCTTTCACCTGCCCGACATGCAATGGGGAAGGCAAAACGTACAAAGTAAAGAAGGATGGTACACGATTCAAGAAGCCTAACAACTGTAAGGATTGTGATGCACGTGGTTATCAGCTAACAAAGATCAACAAGATGGCAGGGCTATGCTTTGCTGCACCAAGTAAGAAGTGGGTATCAGCTAATGGATTCAGTACAAGCAAAGACAACTTGGATGTACTTATTGCAACTGCTAAGAACAACGGCATGGATAATGCTGTGGACTTTCTTACTGACGTTAAAAGGCTATCTGCTATTTCTAGCTACCTTAGCAGTTTTGTTGATGGTATCGACATTTATAGAAAGCCAACCACAGGGATGCTACACGTGGGACTCACACAACACATCACAAGTACAGGTAGATTTTCTGGACGAAATCCCAACATGCAAAACATGCCAAGAGGTGGAACCTTCCCCGTGAAGCGTGTGTTTGTATCACGATGGAACAACGGTAAAATAATGGAGGCCGACTTTGCACAACTCGAATTTAGGACAGCAGCGTTCTTGGCGCAAGATGAAACAGCGATGGAAGAAATTGAAACAGGATTCGATGTACATTCGTACACAGCAAAAGTTATTACTGAAGCTGGCGAACCAACTACAAGACAAGAAGCTAAAGCACACACCTTTGCGCCTCTCTTCGGCGCTAGTGGATACGGTAGAAGCAAGGCCGTTGCTGCATACTACGAACACTTCACAGAGAAATATCAAGGCGTAGCTAAGTGGCACAAGAAGTTAGCTGATGAAGCTATGCGGTTCATGAAGATCACTAACGTAAGTGGCAGACAGTATGCTTTCCCTGATGTGACAAGACGTAGCAACGGTAGCGTGACACACTTCACGATGATTAAGAACTACCCAGTGCAAGGGTTTGCTACAGGTGATGTTGTTCCTGTTGTACTGTGTGAAATAGAACGTAGGCTGATGGACATGCAGTCCTGCTTGGTTAACTCTGTACATGATTCAGTAGTGATTGACGTACATCCAGACGAGACTGAAGTAGTAATACAGACTATTAAGGATATGAACGAAGACCTAAACTCTTTAGTTGAAAAGGCTTACGGTGTTACCATGAATGTGCCTCTATTATTAGAAGCAAAACTAGGTGATAATTGGCTTGACATGTCTGACGTTTAGAGTATAACTAATCATCTTTAACTTTAATGAAAGGTAAGTAAATGAGTACAGAACTAGCAATCCAAAACGATCTTGGTATGTCATTGGCTGAAGCCATTGGTGTAACATCATCAGGCGGTGAGACAAAGAGCGTGTCACTACCACGGGTTAACCTAATCCACAATGGCATCATGGGTAACATCGAAGTCAATGGCAAGACAGTCAAGACTGAGGTAGTACCTGCAGGGTCATACAAGATCACACAAGGCGAAGACAATGTAGTATACAGCGTCAACCCTAGCATTCGAATCTTTGCTGTGCGTCAACAGTGGAGTAAGTGGGATTCATCTGAAGAGAAGATGATGAAGACTGTCATGAGTACAGACTTGAAGGGTGACCTAAAAGACAACATGGGTACATTCAACTTAGGTAGACCTACAGGCTACATTCAAGATTGGGATGCAGTGCCTGAGAAAACAAAGAACTTGATCCGTAGCATCAAGCGTAAGAAGATTCTCTTTGGTATGCTTACAGCTAATGATTGCATTGACGAAGCAGGTAACCCTGTTAGTGCTATCACTGATCCAGTACCTTTTGTGTATGAGGTTCCACCATCAAGCACTAAGTCACTAGACAATGCGCTGGGTTCACTGACACGTAAGAATATCTTACCTATCCAGTACACGTTCAGCCTGGCTGCTGATGAAGCTAAGATGCCTAACGGTAACGACTATGCTATCATGAAGCTTAACGCAGGTGAGAAGGTAGACATTACCCCTGAAGATCAAGACTTGCTCAAGAACTTCATGGAGTACATCGAATACCAGAACGCTTACATCTTGCAGCAGTGGGACGAGAAGAACCAAGAGACTATCTCCGAAGCTGATGCAGATATTGTGGCTGAGTTTGTCAACGTAGAAGAGGCAGACTAATGAACCATCCTGCTGAACTAGCTGTCTATGATTACCTAGCTCGTGCTAGTAAAGGTGAGACAGACATGGCTGAAGACATCCGTAAGCAAGTAGCTGCTGATGTAGAGGCTGCACTAGAGAAACAGTTCAGCAGCGGTCCACGTGACAAGTTTAAACTACGGATGTCCAACATTGGGCGTCCGACTTGTCAGTTGTGGTTTGAGAAGAATGAACCTGAAGAGAAAGCACCTCTACCCCCACACTTCCTGATGAACATGATCATTGGGGATATTGTAGAGGCTGTCTTCAAAGGACTTCTTCGTGCTGCTGATGTTGACTTCAAGGACAACGATAACGTTACGCTTAAGCTTAGTGATGGCACTGAGATCAACGGCGAGTACGATATGGTTATGGATGGCAAAGTGGATGACGTTAAGTCTGCATCACCTTGGTCATACAAGAACAAGTTTGCTAGCCTAGAAGCATTAGCACAAGGTGATGGCTTCGGGTATATCCCACAGCTAGTTGGCTACGCTACTGCAGCAGGTCTTGATGTCGGTGGTTGGTGGGTAGTCAACAAAGCTAATGGTGAGTTTAAGTATGTAGATGCATCAGGTGTAGACACTGGTGAGGTACTTGAACGAGTCGAAGCTACTGTGTCACACATCAACGAAGACAAACCATTTGAGCGTTGCTATGAGGCTATCCCTGAGACTCACTATCGTAAGCCTACAGGTAACCTAAAGCTTGGCAGTGAATGCGGCTTCTGCTCATTCAAACATAAGTGCTGGCCTAACCTACAGACGCTCCCTGCTGTTAAGTCTACAGCACAGCAACCGCCTATGGTGGACTACGTGTTGGTACAGCCTGAGTACTTAGAGGACGAGCGTGGCGCAGCGTAGACACTTGAAGAGCTATCGCAGTGGCCTTGAGAAAGAGGTTGCTGCGTGGCTTAAAGATAAACAAAAGAAAGTCAGATACGAAGTATTAAAGGTAGAATGGGAAGACTTAAAGTATCGTACCTATACACCTGACTTCGTGCTTGACAACGGTATCATAATAGAAACGAAAGGCATCTTTGATTCAGCAGATAGACGTAAACACCGTGAGATTCAGAGGCAGCATCCAGAGCTAGACATACGCTTCGTATTCAGCAATGCAAACTCTAGGCTTTACAAAGGTGCTAAGTCTAGGTACTGTGATTGGTGTGACAAGTATGGCTTTCAGTGGGCGCATCGTGTGATACCTGAACCCTGGCTAAAAGAGAAGGGTGAAGAGATCAAAGTCAAACGTATAGAAGTAAAAACAAAAAGGAAAGTATAATGGCTCATACACTACGGGATGACGAACTAGCTATCGTGATTCGTCCTAACAACTACGAAGAAGATTGGGATGGTGACTGTTCTATTGAGCTAGTTACTTCACCTGATAATCCAGTGCCTACAATTGTGATGGCACACATCATGAATGTAGCTACACTGATGTCAGCATTTCTTGATGTAGCATCTGAGCACCCTGATGTGTATGACTTAGTAGAAGAGCATCGTGACTATCTTATGGGTATTGACGATGATGAAGAAGAAGAGCTTGAAGTTACACGTGAAGGTAATGTATATAGATTAAACACATGGACAAAGACGAAAGGTAACGCATGAAGATAGAGCCAACACTAACAACTATTTCGTTTGATGACGATATTGATCCAGTAAACAAACCTATACATTACAACCAAGCTGGCATTGAATGTATTGAGGCTATCGAAGCTATGACTGAGAACATGTCAAGTAAAGTAGCACCACATGCTGCAAACGTATTGAAGTACTTGTGGCGACACGAATACAAGAATGGCTTAGAGGATATTGATAAAGCTATCTGGTATCTCAACAGA